TTTGTAGTTGATATCTTTGAGCAAGATACTCCTGATCCTATATTCTTAGAAGAAATTTTATTTGAAGAGTTTGAAAGACGAGAGATAATAATAGAAGAACAGCAATGGGAAGAAGAGCCTGTAGAGTATTTAGAGTTTGAAACCATAGAAGAACTTGAGGAATGGTTTGAAGAAGAGGAAGAAATAGAGGAAGAAATAGAAGAAGAGGTCGAAGAAATAGAGGAAGAAGCCGAAGAAACTAGAGTAGCCGAAGAAGAAAAAGGCGGTATTACTTCACAAATGTTAAGTGTTGTAGCTAGTACAATTCAAACGGCTACCGACAGTGTTAGTGGAACAACAGCAGGTACATCAATACATGCGACAGGAAATACAAAATCTTCTGGTGGTAGTGTCGCAGGAAATACAACAGCTACAGCGGTAACCAGTAGTGTTACAGGTGGACAGAGTATGTCAAACTCACCTAGTATATCTGCTCAAGTGGTTAGTTCAGTTGTACAAACTCAACAAGTTTTAAATAGTTTTAGTACCGACAGCAGTGTTTCAAATACCATGAGTACACAAAACACAGCAGTAGGGAATACCGACAGTGGTAGCAACACAGCAGTAGGTTCAACCACTACAACAACCAGTGAAACCGCTACCAATACTAGTGTTGCGAGCAGTACCAGTGGTAACAATAATACAGCAGTAGGGAATACAGGTGGTGAGGAAAACACAGCAGTAGGTGAAACAAGTGGCCCACAAAATACAGCAGTAGCTTTCGAGAATAATATGCAAGACCAACAAGAGCAGTTAGAGCAACAACAAGAAGAGACAGGAGAATATGCAGACTCTACACAGCTTGTTGCGTATATGGGAACAGTTCCAGGATTTGATGCATACAGACAGATAGCTATGCCACAGGCTTCTGCATGGTATGAACCTAAAGATATTTACATGTCTGCTTTGATGCCTGATAACAATCAAGCATTCTTTGGAATGTATTCAGATAGTTTGAATGGATTAAAAGCCTTACAAGATTTACAACCTAACTTATAATAAAGAGTTTAAATGTTTTTCTATTTCATTGTGTAAATTTTCTACTCTTCCTTTAGCTATTCTTAAAGCAGACAATAAATTTTGTCTATCTCCTTTTTTAAATATATTTACAATGTCTTTTTCAGGAAGATAACTTAGTTCAGTTGTTAATTGATTTTTATTATCTATTATTAATTTCCAACTAATTAAATTAGCTTCTTGTTTCGTCTGACTCATTTTCTTCTATGTCCTTAAATTGAATAAGATTTTGTTTTCCTCTTAATCCTGCTTTCATATAAGAGGTTGCTCTCCCTTCAAAAAAGTTTTGATGTTCTACTCCAATAGTCTCATCTAACCAAGGTAAAGGATTTTCCTTTTGACCATAATTAGTTTTAAGACCTAATTGTAAAAGCCTTCTATCAGCTATGTATCTATTGTAAGAATACATTTCTTTTTTAGTTAAACCTTCTATGTTTCCCATATCAAATACTAAATCTAAAAATTTATCTTCTAACTTAACCATTTCTCTACAAACTTGATAGAGTTCTTTTTTAAATTCATCTGTCCATATATCTAAATTTTCTTTTATTAATTCTCTAAATAATTTAGTCATGGCTTCGACATGTAAAGACTCATCACGAATAGAATAAGTTACAATTTGCCCCATGCCTTTCATCTTTCCAAATCTAGGAAAGTTTTGTAAAATTGCAAAGCTACTAAAAAGTTGTAAACCTTCTGTAAAAGCAGAGTAAACTGCTAAAGTTTTAGCTATACTTCTTTTGTCTCTTATTTTAGGTTTAAAGTCTTTTATGTAGTCATGCTTATCCGACATCTCTTCATACTCTGAGAATGCTTTATATTCAATCTCAGGCATTCCTACAGTATCTAACAACAGACTGTAAGCGTGTTGGTGTATTGATTCCATATTTGCAAAAGAACTCATCATCATTCTAGCTTCAGGCTTCTTAAAAAGAGGCATATATTTATCTATATATCCTGCGCCTACATCAACATCAGATTGAGTAAACAATCTAAATATTTGTGTAAGTAAATTCTTTTCATTATCTTCTAAATCTTGCCAGTCTTTTACATCATTGTGTAAAGGAACTTCTTCAGGCATCCAATGCATTTGATTTTGTAAATGATAATAATCAAACATCCATTGATGGTCAAAAGGTTTATAATAATTTCTTGTTTGTAATAAACTCATAATTTCTCCTAGCCCTCACAGGCAATACAATCTACTTCTTCTAGTTTAATTCTTGGTATTTTAATATTTACATTTTCTGCATTCCTTGCAGACTCTGACCGATAGTAATACAAAGATTTTAATTTATGCATTCCATACCAATGTACATCATTAACATACTGTAAATATTCATCGTGTATTTCTTGGTCTTCTGTTGCTTTGGGAGATACAAAAAATAAATTAACGCTTTGACTTTGACAAATAAACTCTTGTCTTTTATAAGCATGTTCTATAATCCATATCTGATTTATTTCATCTGCTGTTTTAAATATTTCTTTTTCATCATCTGTCAGAATATCCAAATGTTGAACCGAACCACCATTAGCTAAAATATCTTTCCAAACATTATCTATATTTTTTATTTGTTTCTTTTTAAATAACTTTTCAAGGTGTGGATTTTTTACCAAGAAAGAACCTGATAAAGTTTTGTGTGTATATATATTAGCACGATAAGGTTCAATAGATGGAGAGGTTCCTCCACAAATAATACTACTACTAGCATTAGGAGCAACAGCTAAGAGGTGTGCATTTCTTTTACCAGTACCTACAACATCAGGTGCTTCTCCTCTTTCAGTGGCTAAATATTCAGAAGCTTTCTCTGCTTTCTGTTTAATATATTTAAACGCTTTATGGTTAAAGCTAGTAGCAAACAAACCTTCAAAAGGAATATTATTTTTTTGAAGGTACGCATGAAATCCCATAGCCCCTAAACCTAAAGACCTTTCTCTATATGCAGAGAATGCTGATTTAGCATATGGTTTTTTATCTTCATTTACATGACTATAAAATCTTTTAAAGTTAGCGTTGTACTCTCCTAAATCAGAAACATCTATTGCATTATCTATAAAGTGTTGGATTACATTATCCAACATAGTAATTAAATCTTGTATAAACAAAGGGTCTTTAGACCATTTATCATAGTGTTCTAAATTAACTGAAGACAAACAACAAACTGCAGTTCTTTCTTCGTCTGTTGGTAAAGTAATTTCAGAGCAAAGATTACTTTGTTTTATTTCTAAACCTAAATCTTTTTGAGTTTTAGGAAGAGCCTCATTACAAGTGTCTATATTTATCATATATGGTTCACCTGTTTCTGCTCTAGTGTTAAGCATCTGCCACCACAAATCTCTTGCCTTAATAGTTTTTACAGCTTCATTTGTTTTAGGGTCTATCAATCTCCAATCATCGTTTGATTTTACAGCTTGTAAAAAATCATTAGTTATATTAACTCCGTTGTGTAAGTTTAAACATTTACGATTTATATCTCCACCTGCTTGTTTTCTCATGTTTATAAACTCTTCTATTTCAGGATGAGATATGTTCATATAACTAGCATAACTTCCTCGTCTTGTTACGCCTTGATTAAAGGCTAACATTTGAGAGTCTACAACTTTTAAGAAAGGTATTGAACCAGTAGAACGACTATGGTTACTAGTAGATATACCATTGCTGCGAACATCTCCCCAATATCCACCGATGCCTCCACCTGCACTTGCCAACCATATGTTCTCATCATAATGAGCAGAAAGACCATCCCTACTATCAGGTACATAATTGAGAAAGCAACTAATAGGAAGACCCCTGCCTGTTCCCCCATTGCTAAGAATAGGAGTGCTAAACATAAACCATAGGTCGGAACTGTACTCATAAATACGCTGAGCCATTCCATAATCGGTAATTCCTTTATAAGTTGATGCAAAGACAGCAGCCCTTGCGAAAGCTTCTTGAGCATAAGTTTCTCCTCCTTCTTTATATAAGTATCTGTCGTAAATAGTATCTAGACTAAACTTATTTAGTTTATTTTCTTTATTATAATTTATATTAATACCTAAGTAAGGTTTAATTCCTACTTTATCTTCAATCATTTTTGTTCCTCTGTCCATAAGTGTATTGCTATTATAGCATAATGTATAATCTTTAGCAAATCTCCTTGGTTTTTATACTCTCCAGTTACAGAATCAGGCTTTTTACCATACCTCATTGCGTATTTCATTATGTTTCCTATACAAAAAGCTTCTCCATATCCTGCATCTATTATCATATCCGTTGCTTGATACTTTCCATAGCCATAATGTCTTTCATATGTACTATCTACATATCTTTTAATTTGTTCTATTGTATTTTGTTCGTTAAATTTATATTCCATTATATCTCCTTCCATTTCTCAGGTAAATTATCTTTATCAAACCATCTAAAACCATTTTTCTCTGCCCATTCCGCATGAGTTCTTTTAGTTCCATTCTTCCGTACTTTTGCTTGAGGCATAGGAGAATACGGAGAAGAAAACAAAAATACTAATTCACATTCATCGGGTAAATTTTCTTTTATCCATTTATATTTATTATATTCTTGGTAATCCCAAAATCTTCCTTTAGCCTCAAGGTAAATAACTTTATTATTTATTATACGAATAAAATCAGGATGATATTTATGCGGTATAGAATATTCTATTATACCTTTATGATGTTCCCAATGCTGTAGTTCTTCTTGGTGTAAATCATATTCCCATTTAGAATCGTATCCTTTAGGTAAATTTTTTTCAACTGGTCTAACCTTTCTAGGTTTTCTATATCCTCTAGCTTTAGCCATCTTCTTTTTCCTTTTGTTGTGGGTCATAATTTTTAGAAAGTTTCCAAAAAGATAATATACTATTAAACATATTTAAATGTTTTGTATGTGACTCTTTATCCCACACATGGGCAAGTACAACGCTTGTATCTTTTCTATCTATAAAGATAGAGATTCTTTCAGGACTATCAAAACCACAGCCTTGAGCATAAGCTGATAACTGCATACCATGGTCATCGTATACTAATTTAGCAGGGTCTTTACCTTTTATATTATCTTTTGTTTTAAAGTCAACAAAAATTCCTGACTTAGAATACAAATCTATTTTACCACCATAACCTATTTTAGCACAGAAAGAATCTTCTGCTATCCATTCTTCATCAGGATACCATGAATCTAAATAATGTTTAATTAATTTATAAGGTCTGTTTGTTGACGTGCCTAGAAAACCTCTTTCAATCATTGCATGAATGTGAGTTCCTTGTTTTGCAGATTTCATTCCAATCTTTTTAGAATCTTCTTTACATCTATAACTAAAAGCTTCAATAGATTCTCCTTGTCTTCTTTTAAGAGACAATGCAGAATTAATTGCTTGATTTATTTTCCAGTTTTCTAATGCAGGTTTAGCTACCATTGACATGATAGTTGTTACTGAAGGTACAAGATTTAATTTTCTAGCATCTCGTAAAGTAGTGTTTCTTTCTTTACCATTTACGCCTATGATAGTGTACATAGGTTCTCCTGATTGGTCGTACCAATGACCTGCTTCAGCCTTAAAAGTATTATAGTCTTTTATTTTTGACTTGTCAATCTTTTTTTGATTCATTTTTTAACTCCTTAAAAGCTTTAATAACATCGCTTGAAAATAACTTTTGTAAATTTACAAGAAACATTTTACTGGCGTTATTATCTCCACCTGAAACTGTTTTAAATTCATCTAAATCATCTACAATTTTCTTTAGTACATCTGTTTTAAATACAAGCGTACAATATTCATCTTCACCTATACACAGATTATGAAACCAATAGTCTGATTCAGTAGCCCTAATACCTGAAGGTTTATTCCAAGATTCATATTCTATACAAATATTACCTGACTTTTGCCATATATCTCTTTCAGATTTTACTTCTATTTTTTTATTGGTAAGCATTTCTGCTATTTTTTCTTCTCGGATAGTTCCGTATTGTAAATCCAAGTCGAATTTTTTTCTATCGTTTTTAGTGGGTTTCATTCCAACTGACTCCTATTTTATATTCGCCTGTTAAAGGACATTTAACATTGTATTTTTCTCCGGCTTTTTCAATAGCCTTTACACCTAACTGCCCTACTTTATCAGCATACTTTTCACTAACTTCTATTTGCCATTCATCATGGATGTTGCCAACAAATTTTACAGGTATGTTTTCTTTTTTCAAATCATTATAAAAGATTGTTAAACCTTTCTTCATAATTGCAGCACCTGCTCCTTGTAATAAAGTATTTAAAGCAGAGTGCATATACCTTAAAGATATTTTACGACCATCTAATCCTCTGAGGAAACCTTTTGCAGATGCTCCTTTAACCCTATTTCTAAGATGTCCAAATGATGGAAGACTGCTAATAAAAGATTCTCTAAGCTTCTTAGCTTCCCTCGTACTTCCCCCAATGATTTCAGCAATTCGTTTGTCACCTGCTCCGAATATGATGGCGTATATAAATGTTTTCGCCTTATCTCTTGATTCAAGTCCTGCAAGTTTTTGGTTAGCCGTGTGTATGTCTCCATATATAATTTCATTTATGTACTCCTTATTAGCCATGTAATGTGCTAACATTCTTAATTCTAAGCCTGAAGCATCTATACCGACAAGTTTATTTCCTTCATCCACAACCCAACACTTTCTACAATCTTCTCCAAAAGGAGAATTTATTGAGGGAACTTGTTGTAAGTTTGGATTTCTTGCACTCATTCTTCCTGTTATTGCGCCTGTAGATATTACAGAACCATGTACTCTACCATCATCTGCTACAGCTTCTAACCAAGAATGAACTTGTGCTATTCTTTTCTGATATAAAAGAAAATCTGCTATAAGTTTTGCTTCTTTTATATGTGTAATCTTTTTTAATGTTCCTTCATCTACAATAGGCTGTCCGGTAGGAGTAAACTTTTTAGGTTTCCACCCAAACTCTTTTAAATATTCACCTATTTGTTTTCTAGAACCTAAATTAAACTCTTGTATTAACTTACGACTGACAAATTTTGAACCTGATTTAAACTTATTATATTCTTCAGGTGTTAAACGAACTGATTTATTTGCCAATATATCGTGTCCCATTTTAGATATTGCGCCTGACTTTGTATATTTTCTTGACAAATCTTGTATAGTTTCTTTAGGTTTAAAAGTTTTATGGACTTCTTCTTCTGTTTGTTTTAGTAAACTATTTAATCTACTCATTAGTTTAGTAGCTTGTTCACTATCAAATTTAAATCCATTTCTTTTTTGCTCTTCAAGAATGTAAGTAACTCTGTGTTCCAAAGCAATGCTTTCTTTAGAGAATCCAACGGCTTCATTTTTTAAATGATTAAATAATCTTTTGTTTACCTTAACATCATTGATGCAATATTTTAAAACTTCTTTGTCATATTTTTTAAAGTCTTCAGGCTTTTCAGATTTTGGTATTC